CCAGCCGCTTGCGGACGGCGCCCGCAAGGGCACCGCGCACCGTGTGCCGTCGCCATTCAAGGGCGGATGCCAGTTCATCGCAGGTCGCACCGCCTTCGGCGCGCAGCATCTCGACTAGTGTGGCGAGCTTTGTTCCAGCGCGCGGAGCACGGCACACGGGCGCGTCCGGGGCGGCGGCGGGATGGTTGCCCCCGGAGGGCGAACCATTGGCCTCGTCGGGCGACTGTGGCGCGCTGTCGGGCTTGCGGACGGGGTTGGCCGGTCTGGTCATCAGTTGGCCTCCTTCGCGGCGGTGAATTCTCCGACCGCGAGGATGTAGGCGCGGTCGTCGCTGGCGGCCCCTTCGGCCTCGATGGCGCTTGCGCGGGTCCAGATGGCTGTCTGTTCCGGGCCGTTGAAGGCGAGGGCGTTGAAAATCTGAAGGGCGTCGAGAAGGGTCATTTCGGTCTCCGTCGGTTGCGTCGTTTCCTGTGATTACGTTCGCTCTGATGGGGCTGCGTATCCAGTGTAATCGGAGCAATATCAGTGCTTTATGATCGTCCACCGGAGCATGACGTAATCGCCGGAAAGTGGACCGATCCCGCCTGCCGATTCCCCGGTCGCGTGGGCGTAACAACGAAAAACGCCGCCCGGAAAGGCGGCGCAGGGGATCGGGTCAAGCGTGGGCGTCGCAGGCAGTCAGAGGCCCCGCAGGGCCTCCTCCATGGTCGGCGCTTGCCGGATGACGGCGGCAAGGCCCGTGGCTTCGTCGATGACCTCGGCGTCCCAGACGAACCATTCGAGGTCGTCAAAGCGCGTGTGGACGGGCGCGATGGCGTAACGGCCCCAGTCGCCGAAGCGCTGCTTCGGGGCTGCGAGACTGCCGCGCAGCATCGGGTTGTTGGTGAGGGTCGAGGGGAAGGAAAGAGAAGCCATGGAAACCTCCGGGGCTGGGCGCTGCGCAGGCGGGATTGCCCGCGCCTCGGCGCTATGGTCAGCGGTAGATCGGCTTGATGCCTTCGACTTTGCAGCGGTCCTCGAGAATACGGCGCTGGATGCAAAGCGGGTGGGTCCTGATGCCCTCCGGAACCTTGTGTCCTGCTTTGGCGAGGGCCTTGATCGTGTCGTTGATCCTGATGTCCATCGTGCGTTTCATGGCTGCGTCTCCGTCGGTTGCGTCGTTTCCTGCGATTACGTTCGCTCTGTCGGGGCCGCTTATCCAGTATAATCGGAGCAATATCAGTGCTTTATCGCGCGCCATGCGATCATGATCGGATCACGGAGGAATAACGCCTGATGGGCATTTCAATCCGCGCCTATGCCCGCCACCGGGGCGTGAGCCACACGGCTGTACGCAAGGCAATCAATGCGGGCAGGATCACGCTGGAGCCCGATGGCACCATCGATGCGGCCAAGGCCGACCGGCAGTGGGACACCCAGACCGACCCGGCCAAACTGCGGAGGAGCAAGGCGCCGGGCGCAAGGGCGCGGGTAAAGACCAAGCCGGTGCCGAAGGCGGCGATCCGCTCCATGGACGAAACGCTGCGCGAAGCTGGCGCAGGAGACGTTGGCGGCGGTGGCGGCGAGGTTTCCTATCTGCGCGCCCGCCTGGCCAACGAGGTCATCAAGGCGCAGACCGCCAAGGTGAAGCTCGCCAAGATGAAAGGCGAGCTGGTGGATCGCGAGAAGGCCACGACCATGGTCTTTGATCTGGCCCGGCGCGAGCGCGACGCCTGGCAGAACTGGCCGCCGCGGGTGGCGGCCGACATGGCGGCCGAGCTCGGGGTGGATGCACACGCGATGGAGCAGGTGCTGGACAAACACCTGCGCATTCACCTCGCGGAACTGGCGGAGATCGAGATTGAATTGCGCTGACCTGACCGTGGACGACATCCCGCTGCCGACGCCGCGCTACCATTTTTGCGGGTGGTGGCTCACCGCAGACAGGTACCGGCTGCTCCGCTGGTGCGAACTGCGGCTTACGCGGGAACAGTGGGACACGATGATGCGCTTGCCTTTCGGGCAGATGCTCGATTCGGCGTACCGAATGGTCGAGGACAATAATGCGGGCTGACAAGTGGAAACCGGAAACTGCTGAGGCCGCCAGGCTCACTAGTGAGGAAGATCAGCTCAGCAGTCGACCGAAGCGCGTGTTCTGGCACGGGCGCTGGTGGGACAGGGAAGCGTGGCTCCGGATGAAAACGTATCTGCTGCGAAAAGATGCGCAATTTCGGAAGCGCCGCGGCTTGCCCCCATACAATTCAGGCGGAGACCCCGGCCATGCCCCGCGCTGACTTCGACGGCGCCGAGGACATCCGCCGCGCCTGGCTGGCCGGCCTCGCCCCGGATCCGGCGCTGACGGTTTCAGAGTGGGCGGATCGGCACCGGATCCTGTCCTCGCGGGCGGCGTCCGAGGCCGGACCATACCGCACCGTGCGCACGCCGTACTTGCGCGAGATCATGGATGCGCTCAGCCCGAGCGATCCTGCGCGGCGCATCGTCTTCATGAAGGCCGCCCAGATCGGGGCGACCGAGGCCGGCAACAACTGGCTGGGATACTGCATCCACCACGCACCGGGGCCGTTTTTGCTGGTACAGCCGACGGTGGAAACCGCCAAGCGGCTGAGCCAGCAGCGGATCGCGCCCTTGATCGAGGAAAGCCCGGCGCTGCGCGAACGCATCTCGCCCGCGCGCTCCAAGGACAGCGGCAACACGATCATGGCCAAGCGGTTCCCCGGCGGGCAGCTGGTGCTGACGGGCGCGAACTCGGCGGTGGGCCTGCGCTCGATGCCCGCACGCTGGATATTTCTGGACGAGGTCGATGCCTATCCGGGCGATGTCGACGGCGAGGGTGACCCGATCGCGCTCGCCGAGGCGCGCTGCGCGAGTTTCGGCCATCGGGCCAAGCTGTTCTTGGCCTCTACGCCCACCATCGCGGGGGCCAGCCGCATCGAGCGCGAGTTCGAGGCGAGCGACCAGCGCCGCTACCATGTGCCCTGCCCGCACTGCGGCGCCCTGCAATGGCTGCGTTTCGAGCGCCTGCGCTGGGAGAAGGGCAGGCCGGAGACGGCCCATTACCTCTGCGAACATTGCGAAGAAGCGATCGAGGAACGCTTCAAGACGCAGATGATGGCCGAGGAGCAGGGTGCCTGCTGGCTGCCGACGGCAGACGAGGAGACGAGGCTGAAAGCCGAGGCCTCCGGGATCAAGGGCTACCACCTCAACGCGCTTTATTCGCCGCTGGGCTGGCTCAGCTGGGCCGAGATTGCCCGCAAATGGGAGGAAGCCGCAGGCAACGACGAGACCCTGCAGGCGATCAAGAACACGATTCTCGGCGAGCCCTGGCAGGAGCGCGGCGAAGCGCCGGATTGGGAACGGCTCTACGAGCGGCGCGAAGACTGGCCTGCTGGCAAGGTGCCCGAACGCGGGTTGTTCCTGACCGCCGGGGCCGACGTGCAGAAGGACCGGATCGAGGTCGATGTCTGGGCCTGGGGGCGCGGGCTGGAAAGCTGGCTCATTGACCATATCGTCATCGATGGCGGCCCGGCCGAGCCCGCAAGCTGGGCAGAGCTGACGACCCTGCTGGGCAGGATCTGGCAGCACGAGAATGGCGCGTTTCTGCAAATCGGCAAGCTCGCCATCGACACCGGTTACGAGTCAGCCGCCGTGTACAGCTGGGCGCGCAGGCAGAGCAGCGCGCAGGTAATGCCGATCAAGGGGGTCGAGGGGTTCAACCGGGCTTCGCCGGTCACCGGCCCGACATTCGTGGACGCGACCGAGGGCGGCAAGCGCATCCGGCGGGGCGTGCGCCTGTGGACCATCGCGACGGCGGTGTTCAAATCGGAAACCTACCGCTACCTGCGCCTGCCCCGTCTGACGGACGAAGATGTTGCAGATGGTGCAACACCTCCGCCCGGCAGCATTCACCTGCCGGGGTGGGTCAACAGTGAATGGCTGAAACAGCTGACCGCCGAACAGCTGGTCACAAAACGCGACCGGCGCGGCTTTGCCAAGCTGGAATGGCAGTCCTTGCGCGAGCGCAACGAGGCGCTGGACTGCCGCGTTTACGCGCGCGCCGCTGCCTGGGTGTTCGGGGCCGATCGCTGGCCGGAACAGACATGGCGCTCGCTGGAACGGCAGGTGGGGATCGAGCCGGGCGAGGTGGCGTCCGCCGAGGAAAACGACAATGCGGCGACCGAAAATTCGGCCCCTGCAGAAACCCCGACCGCCGGCGTTCCCCGCGCCCCGCGGCACAAGCGGCGCGTCTATACGCCAAGCATCATGAGGTAACAGATGACCCTTGCAGAAATGCAGGCGCAGCTGGACGCGCTGCTGGCGGCGCGGTTCCGTGGCGTGCGCTCGACAACTTACGACGGCAAGACCGTCACCTATGGCTCGGATGCGGAAATGGCCCGCGCCATCGCCGATCTCGAGGCCCGCATTGCCGCGGCAGGCGGGACCAATCCGAACCGCCGCGTGACGCGCGTTTACGCCGAAAAGGGGCTCTGACATGGCGATGATGACGGGCTTGCGTCGGCGCATCGGCGCGATGATCGGCGGGTTCGGCTTCGATGCCGGGGCCTATGGGCGGCGGCTGATCAAGTTCCGCCCCAGCCGTGCGCATGTGAACACGCTGATCGGCCAGGCGGGCCCGACGATCACGGCGCGCGCCCGCTGGCTTGTGCGCAATAACGGCTACGCGCTGAACGCGCTGGAAAGCTGGACCGGCAATGCGGTGGGCGACGGAGTCAAGCCCACCTCGAAGGTCGCGGATGACGCAAAGAAGAAGGCCATTCAGGCCCTCTGGGAGGAATGGCAGGCCGAGGCCGATTCCGAGGGGCTCACGGATTTCTACGGTCTCCAGCGCCGGGCCGCGCGCGAGCTGTTTCTGACCGGCGAGGTGTTCTTCCGCTTTCGCCCGCGCCGGCCCGAGGATGGCCTCTCGGTGCCGCTGCAACTGCAGATGCTGCCCTCGGAGATGGTGCCGATCAACATGACAAAGGAGCTGCCCGGCGGCGGGATGATCCGGCAGGGGATCGAGTTTGACCTGTTGGGGCGCCGCGCCGCCTATTACTTCTACCGCCGCCACCCGGGCGACAGCACCGATCCGCGCCTTGCAGGCGAGATCGTGCGGGTGAACGCAAACGAGGTGCTCCATATTATCGACCCGGTGGAAGCCGGGCAGGTGCGGGGCGTGTCGCGTTTTGCGCCCGCCATCGTCAAGCTGTTCTTCCTTGACCAGTATGATGACGCCGAACTCGACCGGAAGAAGGTCAGCGCAATGTTCGCGATGTTCGTGACGTCGCCGCAGCCGGACGCCCCGCTCGATTCCCCCGATGAACCGCTGGCCGTCGAACCCGGGCAGGTGGTGACATTGCGCCCGGGCGAGGACGTCACCACCGCCGATCCAGCCGATTCGGGGGCAACATATGAGCCCTTCCAGTACCGGACGCTGTTGCAAATCTCTGCCGCGCTGGGCGTGCCGTATTCCTATGTGTCCAACGATCTGGCCAAGGCCAACTTCGCCAATTCGCGTCTGTCCATCATCGAGTTCCGCCGCCGCGTCATTGCCTGGCAGCACCGGGTCTTGATCCACCAACTGTGCAAGCCGGTCTGGGCGCGCTGGATGGATACTGCCGTGATGGCCGGCGCGCTGGATCTACCGCGCTTTGATGCCACCCGCCGGACCTGGCTCAAATGCGAATGGCTGCCCCCGAAATGGGAATGGGTGGACCCATTGAAAGACATCACCGCCGAGATTGCCGAGATCGAGGCCGGGCTCAAATCCCGCTCCATGGGGATGAAACAGCGCGGCTACGACGCCGACCGGGTGGATGAGGAAATCGCGGCGGAGCGCAGGCGTGAGGCCCAGCTCGGCCTCGACTTCCGCCGCCCCGGCTCGCCTGCTCAGGGCGCGGCGCAGATGGCTGTGGCGATGGACCAGCAGCAACAGCAGCAATCACAGGGCGGAGGGCAGGGATGAAACACGCGGAATTGTGGCGCGCGCGCCTGGCAGGCCGCCCGCTGGCGGTAGCGCGGCGCGCCGTCGAGGCGCTGATGATGCCGCCCGTGAAGAAGGTGCGCGCAAGCGGCATGTTGACGGCGGAAGAATTACCGCCGCCCCGAGGCTGGGTGATGACCGAAGGCGGTATCGCGCATCTGCCGATCGTCGGCCCGCTGGTGCAGCGCGGCGACTGGCTGAGCTCGTTCTTCGGGATTGTCTCCTATGACGAAATCGCCGCTACCGCCGAGGACGCTTTCACCACCCCCGGCGTGCGCGGGGTTCTTATGGAGATCGACAGCCCCGGTGGCGAGGTCGCGGGGCTGTTCGACCTGCTGAGCCATATCGAGGCCTTGAGGACGGATACCGGCAAGCCGCTCTGGGCCATTGCCCGGGAACAGGCGCTGTCAGCCGCCTGCGCGATCGCATCCGTGGCCGACAGAGTACTGGTCACGCAAACCGGCGAGGTCGGCTCGATTGGCATCATCGCCGTACATGTGGACTGGACCGCGCAGGACAAGATGGAGGGCGAGAAATACACCCTCGTCCATGCGGGCGCGAAAAAACTCGACGGCAACCCGCATATCCCGCTCTCGCCCGGGGCCGAGGCCGACTTGCAGGCGGACGTCGATGATCTTTACGGCCAGCTCGTCGGCCATGTGGCCCGTGGGCGGGGGATGAAGCCCGAGGCCATCGCTGCAACCGAGGCCGCCGTCTATCGCGGACAGCATGCGCTGGACGCTGGCCTCGCCGATGGCATTGCCACGCTGGAACAGGCGCATGCGGACCTCATGGCCGTCCTCGATGCACCCGCCGGCATTGCCGCCCGCACCGGGCGCAAGAAACCGCAATCCACCAACAGTGAAAGGACCGAAACCATGGCACTGAAACCCGCAAAACGTGAAGATGCGGCGGCGAACAGGCAGGCGCAGGCAGCGCCCGCCGCGACCGAGACGGAGCTGACGCCCGAGGCGCACGCCTCCGCCGAGGCACCGGCGGCCAATGCGACCCCGGCAGCACCCCAGGCGGCCAACCCGGCCCCGGCTGCCGCCGCCCCGGTTGCACCGCCGTCCGGTGAGGGTGCGCCCGACATTGCCGCCCAGATCCGCGCCGAGGCAACGGAGATCGCCGAAATCGCGGCACAGGCCGCCCGCCTCGGGCTGGAAATCGATGCGTCCGACGCCTTGCGAAACGGGGTGAAGCCCGATGCCCTGCGCGCATCCGTGCTGTCGCAGCTGGCGGCGCGGGGCGAGGCCGCGGCCATCTCGCCGGTGGCACCCCCTGCGGCCGAGACGACCCCGAAGGAAAGCCCGCTGATCGCCGCCGCCGAGCGCGCGCGCGAGCAGGCTGCGCGCGGCACGCACGCCGCCTGATCAAAACCCGATCAAAACTGCAAAAAGGATCTGAACAATGGCCCCCCTGACCATGGCCCCCACCCAGGGCGACCTCGTCAAATATGACGACAACCCCGACTACACCCGTGAAACCGTGACGCTTCTGGCCGGTACCAGCTATCCGCTCGGCGCCGTGCTTGGCAAGATCACGACCAGCGGCAAATACAAGCTCGCGACCGCAACCGGCACCGATGGTGCGCAGGTCGCGAGCGCCGTTCTGATCGAGGCGGTGGACGCCACCGCGGCGGATGCCACCGGCGTGGTGCTTGCCCGCGGCCCGGCGATCGTGTCGGATGCGCAGCTTGTCTATGATGCCACCGTCACCACCGCCGCCCAGAAAACGGCCAAGATCGACCAGCTCAAGGCCGCCGGCATCGTGCCGCGCACGGCCGCCTGATCAAATCCCAACAGGAAAGGAATCCGACAATGACTGTCGTGGCAAACCCATTTGATGCGGGCGGCTATACGCTCTCTGAGATGACCCGCGCCATCAACATCCTCCCCAACCTCTACTCGAGGCTTTCGCAGCTTGGCCTGTTTCGCTTCGAGGGCATCACCCAGCGCAGCGTGATCATCGAGCAGCGCGAGGGCGTGCTGTCGCTGCTGCCTTCGGTTCCCTTGGGATCGCCTGCCACCGTGGGCACGCGCGAAGGCCGCAGTATGCGTTCCTTTGCGCTGCCGTGGATCCCGCATAACGACGTGATCCTGCCCGCCGACATCCAAGGCGTGCCGGCGCTGGGCTCGCGCAGCAATGCCGACACGCTGGTCGAGGTGATGACGCGCAAGCTGACGCTCATGCGCAACAAGCATGCGCAGACCCGGGAATACATGGAGATCAACGCGCTGCGCGGCATCGTCAAGGACGGGGCCGGCACCACGCTCTATGATTATTTCACCGAGTTCGGCATCACCCAGATCTCGGTCGACTTCGTGCTGGGCACCGCGGGCACCAAGGTGCAGCAGAAGGTGCGCGACGTGATCCGCCAGATCGAGGTCAACCTCAAGGGCGAGAGCATGACCGGCGTCCGCGCGCTGGTCAGCCCGGAGTTCTTCGACAAGCTGATCGGCCATTCCTCGGTGCA